CGTTTGAGGTTGAAGGAAGATCTCAATGAGTCAAACTCGAATGAGATATCATCTAACTGACGTAACTTACCAACGTAGTATCCGATGAATTCAGATCCAATGTCAGGTGCCTCAGCAAATTGTATCTTGTCAGAGAATGCAACGTAAGAAGCATTACCACCAGGAGGTTGTAGAATACCATTAACGAATGCTAGTAAGTGACCAGCAGGGTCAGGGAAATATGCCTCACCGTTAGAAACAGTTAGATCAAATATTGTTTGAATTCCATCAAATCCTCTGAAGTAACGATCAACTCTACCTTCTAGTGTGCGAGCAGAAGAAATACCTGCACCCCACTGGAAGTCAGACTTGAGTGACATGTTATCAAGGAATTGACCACTAGCAGACTGTACCCAGATGGTAGCAGTAATACCTGCTTGCTCAATAGCAACAACCTGTGCGTAAGACTGATAATCAGTTGCAGTGTAACTTCCAACAGGGGCATAGATTGTTGGGAAGTTAGATCCCAATTCTATCTTACCAATGTTATTACCTGCCTGTGTTAGGTCAGTTAAAGGAGCACCTGCACCTACATCAACCAAGTTAGCAATCCAGAGTTTGTGTGGTACTGGTGGGACAGCATTTGCATCTTCAGGTTGATACTTAGTAACTACAGCAGTGAATCCAGGATTCTTCTGCACAGTACCTTGTAGGAGTGATATTTCATCACCGACATTAAATGTGTCAGAGATACCAGTATCAATGATTGCTGTGCCTAGATCTAATTCTAGAGTTTGTGTACCATGTATCCACTGGTTAAGTTGTAATTGTGTACCACTGATACCCTTAATATCTAAGATGTAATCAGTAACACTACCGTAAATTACGTCTCCTGGTACCCATGCTTCTTCAATGGTTTCTACATCAATTGCAATTCTACCACCATCATTACCTATGAGGGATCCAGACTTACTTGTGTAGTTGTCCATGTATGCTTCGATAGCACCAACCTTACTGAAGAACCAATCACCTGTAGCGAATGATCCCTTCTTAACATTGATTAAGAATCTATCTGAAGGAGTGCCAACTGTATGAATTGCACCACTATCAACACCTTCTAATACATCACCACTACTAATAGTACCAGCAATAGTATGGAGTTTCAAGAATGATGCACCTGTCTCAGAATCAGGTTTCAACATCTGTAATACAGATCCGTTATTAGCGGTTGCATTCTGGACTTGTGCTGATTCTCCATTTGCAAAGGTATCATATGTACCTGGAGTTGTCTGTGCAGCAGTTGTTGGGAAGTGTGTAAAGAGTTTGTATATCTCACCTTCGTTTGCTTGGATAGTGCCTATCTCAGCGTTAGCATTTGAGGTGCTACCAAACACAACATCAGCAGCGTTGAATCCACCTTGTATTGGACATTCTGAAGTATCAGTTGCGAATGTAGCAGAAGTCCTAGGTACTCCATCTCTTCTATTAACAGCAAGGATCTGAGATCCACTGTTAGACTTATCGACTTGTAGAAGTCTGAATCTACCATCATGAATAAAGGAAGCACCAATTTCAAACCATTCAGCAGTACCAGTTAAGACATAATAGTATTCTTGTCCAGTAAGACCAGATAGTGAATTCTCAGATGCTGGAATGTATGTTAATACATCACCACGACGGAAGTTATTAGGACGCTCAATTCTGATCCTATACTCAGCACGATCATAACCTACATCAACTTCTGGAGTTAGACTTACTAGGTCAGGATCAGTATTATAGTCAATACCCATCTCATACTTAGTAACTCTGTTTGTTGCGTCTGTAGATGCTACGAATGTTACTCTTGCTTCAGTTGGATATTGTGACATCTCTAAAGCATACTCAATTGGGTTGAGTGAAGCATCAATCATAAACTCAGCAGCTTCTTGATTCCATTCAAGTTTCTGTGGTGTTTCTATTGAGTAAACGTCATATGGACTCCATCCACTAGAATCAAAGTCATACAACACACTCTTAGAGTATTCACGAATTCTTGCAAGACAGAATAGAAGATGAGTCCTAGTTACGTTAGTAAATGCTATGAAGTTACCTTCACCATCAAACCAATTTTGTGAAAGTCTGAATGATCCAGCATTACCTTCAGTAACTAAATCATACCTTAGTGCAGCAACAACATCATTAGCAAAATCAATTGTTAAGTTAGTAGTTGGATAAGATACTTGAGTTTCAGCGAATGCTCTACCAGCAATTGCTTGCTTGTTAAAGAGAATCATATCAGAAATTCTCTTACTGTTATTTGATCCGTTACCAAGTGCATCGGTAAAGAGATCCATCAATGTGTCAATTGCTGACGTTACGTTATAGCAAGTACCTGTCTGGAAGTCTGCGTTACTATTGTATGGGAATGTCTTGGTTATAGTAGACAGATGATTAGTCTGGACATTTGCTGCCTTATCAATTGTCTCGATAAAGATATCAGCTAATGTGTTAATAGCAGCTGCTGTTTCAGCACAAGTTTGATTCCATGTACCATTAGCATCTGATCCACCATTTGAAGAATCATAAGTAACAGTCTTATCTCTGATAACAACATCAGGTGTATACTTGACGGGCCAAACAATTGGCATTGTGTAAGATCTATTAGCAACGCTATTAGGAGTGCTAATAGCATCTGTTACCAATTGCATTAGAGTGCCAATTTCAGCTTCTACACTAGCACCTTCATTACCAGTATATTCCTCCGAGACTCTACGTGATCTGTAGTAGTCTAGATGTGTCCTAAGTGGATATGCATAAGACAGTACAGATTGGACAGGTATTATCTTACCGTCAACGTAATCTGTTACACGAGGATATGTGTGGTTAGTTGCATTACTATCCTGACTACATGTGAATGTTAGTGAGTTACTATCAATCGTTATAGCGTCATCTGTGCGTAGACTATGACCAGCAACTGTAAGGGTCAATTGACCTGTAGTTGGCTCATAGTATGCGTCTGTAGGTGTAAGTTGAGTGCCGTCATTAACTACGTTAATAGCACCAGATAGAGCACTTACAAAGTTATGCTTATAGTTACCACCCTGTATTAAACATCCAGAGTTTGCACTTACGAATGTATGCTGGAATGTCTTACCAGCAGGTGATACACCTACGTTAATTCTTATCTTACCATCTTGAACTCTAATACCCTTCTCTATACAAGAGACAAATGTATGTTTGCCCATGAAGTTAGTAGGAAGTGTATCTAACACTTGGACATCAAATGTGTCGGTAGTTATGTTATGTACTGCCAACCATTCATTACTTGCATGATCTGTAGGTCTTGGATATAGGTGAGTAGTACGATGATTATCTAGATCACATGTAAATCCTAAAGCATGATCTTGTATGTAGATGTAATCATTTGCCTTCCATATACCATTAGTCTTAGCAGATACGAAGTTGTGTTGATAGTTACCACCACCAATAACAGCACCAGGTATTGCACTAACGAATGTATGATCGTAAAGGTTAGCAGTAGCAGCGATATTTACATCAACTGTAATCTTACCACTCTGTCTGTGTAATGTGTTATTCTTAAATCTCTCAAATGTATGAGTATGGTTTCCACCAGCAGTGATAGCATTATTTGTAGCAGAAGCAAATCTGTGTGTATGGTCACCAGCAACAGTGGATCCTACATTAACAATAATTGTAGAATTCTTCTTCTCTAATCCATCAGCAACAGCACTTACATATGTGTGTGCATAATCACCATTACCTCTTACTGTGCCTCTTATAACTGCACCAGTTTCAACCCTCTCAATTTGATGAGTTGTAGTGTTAGGAGAAATACCAACATCAACTGTATATGTGTTTGCATCTACAACAGTAACAGTTAACCAGTCACCAGCAACAGGGTCTTGTGCTCTAGGATAAGCATGTTCAGTTGCAAAACTATCTTCCTGACACTTGAATACAAAACTCTCATTCATCAACTGAATCTTATCACCACTTGTGAATGGATGAGTAGTATGAGTGATTGTTAGTATACCTGTACCTGGGACATAGGATGCAGTTGATGGAGTAAATGCATTTTCAGATCTTACGAATTGGTGAAGTGTTGTATTACTTGACTTACCAACGTGTACTGTGATTGTATCAGCAGTAGCAGCAAGAATAGGTATAGAAGTATTATAGAATGGGTCAGTAGATCTTGGATACTTATGCTCACTACCGAAGCTGTCAGCATTACACTTGAATACTAGTGACTCTTCCTCAATGTAAACTGCTTCATGTGCAAACTTAAGACCGTTAGTAACAGCAGACACAAATGTATGTGGTGAAGTAACAGACTGAGGAGCAGATGATAACACCATTACATCAAATGTATCTGTAGTAATATTACTAATGTTTAACCACTTATCACTTGGATAATCAGTTGATCTTGGATATGCATGATTGTTAGTAGGATTATCAGCATTAGCGATACCAACTTGGACTGTAATGGTTGTAGCAGTTGGGTTGGTTACTGCAAGTTGTGTTCCAGATGCAGGGTCGGTTGCTCTTGGATATGCGTGGTTGGTTGCATTACCATCAGCATCACAAGTGAAGGTTACACCACCATTAACGATGCTAACTGTGTTTGAAGTTGTTAAACTATGTGATCCAATTTCTAATACCAAAAGTCCAGTAGCAGGATCGTATGTTGTACCAGCAGCAGCGGTATATGTGGTAGTACCATCATTGATAGCATTGTTAACACCACTTACAAATGCGTGAGTACCAGTTGCAGCTTCACAGTTGAAGGTTATAGATCCATCGTCAAACTTAACTCTGTCTCCGATGACCATTCCGTGACCAGGGACAGTAGCTGTTAATACACCAGTTGTAGGATTATAAGCAGCATCAGTAAGTGTAGTTTGACCACCACCCTTAAAGTTGTGAGCACCAATGGTAAGTGTCATGTCACCTGTAGTAGGCTCAAATGTTGCAGCAGAAACTAGGTAGTTAGCACGTGGTGTCTTACCAACGTTAACATCAAAGTTATTACCAGAAACATTAGAGATTTCTAACCACTTCTCTGAAGCATAATCTGTCTCTCTAGGATAGCTGTGATTGGATGCATTATTATCCATGTCACAAGTCATTACTAGAGAATGATCAGCGATTTTTACGTGATCACCATTAGCAAATGGGTTGTTGGCAACTGTTAGTGTTAATACACCAGTAGTGGCATTATATGCAGCACCAGATGCTGAATACTTAGCATGACCAACTCCTCTGATTTCAAGAGCATGATCGTATGCTCTGTCTCTCTTCGCTTTAAGTCCATTAGCAGCGAATGATTGGAAACTGTGTGTGAATGATCCACCAGCTCTGATTGATCCTCTCTTAACAGCACCAACTCTTGCTCTCTTAAATGTATGAGCAGAGGTGTTTAGTGAAGGTATGTTATCACCTAATACTTGTACTTGGAATGTATCGTTAGTTACATTCTGAAGGGTTAACCACTTACCACTAGCAGGGTCACCGTGTCTAGGATATGAGTGCTCAGTAGCATTATCATCTTTGTTACATGTGAAGACTAATGAGTTGTCTTCAAACATAATCTGCTCACCATTTGTCATACCATGACCAGTAATAGTTACGGTCATTAATCCTGTATTAGGACTGTATACAACTGCGGTTGGTGTCTTACCTACAGCAGGTTTGAAGATATGAGCATGATTAGATGCACCAGAAGGTGATGAGTTAACGTTAACTGTGATAGTGCTATCAGATACAGCAGTTACATCAATAGCATCTTGATATGCAGGGTCATCAGCAGTAGCACCACCAGTACCATTAGGACGTGGATATGCGTGATCAGTTTGATGACTATCCTGAGCACAAGTGAATGTCATTGACTCACGGTTAATGTAAACACTATGTGCAGTTGTAATACCGTGGTCAGGACCAACAGTGATTACCATGTTACCGTTAGAAGCATTATATTCTACATTCTGAGGATCGAAACTCTTAAACTCAGACTTACCAACGAAGATCTTGAATTGATTAGCATCGATATACTCGATAGGCTTCCACTTACCACTGATAGGATCAGAAGATCTAGGATAAGTCTTGTCATTGGTACTTCCGTCCATTGTGCAACGCAGTGTTATTGCATTGTCATCAATCTTAACAAGAGATCCTTCATCTAAACCATGACCATTAGAAGTGATTGTTAAATAACCTGTTGCTCCATTATAGTCAGCACCTGTTGGAGTGAAGTTATCAATTGTATTTCTTGGATATGCATGTGTAGATCCATAGTTGTCTTGACTACACTCCATTGTGATTCCACCAGTAGCAATCTCAATACTCTGACCAACCTTAAGTGGGTGAGTACCAATGGTAACTTCCATCTCACCTGTAGTAGGTGTGTAAGATGCGTCAGTTGGTGTGTATTGGACAGCAGCAGTTGTGCCTACATCGATTTGGAAACCATCTGTAGATACGTTAGAAATCTGTACCCACTTACCAGCAATAGGGTCTGTGCCTCTAGGATATGCATGGTCGCTAGATCCATCATCCATTGCACAAGACATATCAAAAGCATAATCTTCAATCTTAATGTAGTCTCCATTTGAGAATCCATGCTTGGATACTGTCAGTGCCAATACACCTGTAGATGGTGTGTAGGTAGCAGCAGTTGGAGTATGACGTGTTACACCGTCATCTATAATTCTAAGTGAGTTATCATATGCAGGGTCAGATGTCCTTGGATAGGTATGGTTAGATCCATTACCATCCATTGAGCAAGTGAATGTTAAAGCATCAGCAGCAAGTTTGATACTGTCATTACCCTTCATCAAGGTAGCAACAGTTATACTCTGAGGTCTAGCAGATACAAATGTATGAGTTGTAGTGTTAGAAGAAGGTATATTGAATAATACTTGGATAGTGAATGTGTCTTTAGTTACATTCTTAACTGTCATCCATTCATCACTATATGGGTCAGATGCCCTTGGATATGAGTGATTAGATTGATCGCTATCCTGTGTGCAGGTGAATGTTACAAATCCATCTTCTACCTTAATCCTGCTACCATTCTTAAGACCGTGATCAGCAACAGTAAGTGTCATTACACCTGTTGTTGGGTTGTAAGCAGCATTGGTTGGAGTAAGTTGTGCAGGAGCAATAAACTTATGAGTGTAGTTACCACCAGTTGCAACTGTTGCTCTAACAACAGCACCTTCTAGAGCACTTACAAATGTGTGAACTGTCTGGTTGGTTGATGGAGCATTATCAAGTACCTTAACATCAAAGGTATCATCAGTTACGTTAGAAATAGCAATCCATTGATTACCTACTGGGTCACTGTTTCTAGGATAAGCATGATTAGTCTGATTACTATCTTGTAAGCATGTGAATACTATTGAATTGGTATTAAACTTAATACTCTCTCCATCCATGAATCCATGATTAGGAATAGTAACAGTCATCCAACCTGTTGTTGGATTGTAACTAGCATCAGTTGGTGTATATGATTCACCATCTGCAACGAATGTGTGGTTATATGCACCACCTACCTTCAGACTATTAGCTAATGCACTTATAAAGTTATGAGAAGTTGGGTGAGTAATCTGACCATTACCAATATCAAGTGTTATCTGACCAGTTTGTCTATGTAATGAGAGATTCTCCCAAGAAACAAATGTATGATCATAAACATCGTTAATACCAGACTTGCCTATATGGACAGTGAAACTACTGTTACTTACATTAGAGATAGGTAACCACTTACCAAATGTAGGATCTGTCCTTCTAGGATAAGAGTGGTTACTAGCGTTGTTATCCTTAGTGCATTGGAATGTAACTGCATTCTCATCAAGCATTACAAAATCATTTGCTTTCCAAACGGCATCGGTACCGATGGATGTAAGTTGATGGACTGTATTGTTTGAAATAGCACCTTCACCGAAGAAGTTACCTACGTTAACATCGAATGAGTTACTACCAACATTAAATGCTTTCAACCACTTATTACTTGCAGGGTCAGATGGTCTTGGATATGCATGATTACTTGCATTACTATCTTGCTCACACTGGAAGGTAAAGTGTCCATCCCGAAGGAGTAACATATCTCCATTCTTAACGCTATGACCATTAAGATCAATTCTCATGGTACCTGTAGCAGGATAGAATGTAGCACCAGTTGGTGTCATTGTGCTATGGTTACCAAAGCTATTGCTCATGGTAATTGTCATAGTACCATTAGTAGGATTATACTGAGCGTTAGTAGGACTATGATCTGTCTTACCTACTTCGTAGATAGGAATATTTGTATCGTAGAAATGATCCTTCTTATGATGAATGCAATTTGCATCAGCAGATACAAAGGCATGGATTGTAGTATTTGTAGAAGGTACTACATCTAATACTTCTACGTTAAATGTGTTAGCAGTAACATCATGAATCATCATCCACTTACCACTTACAGGGTCAGAAGGACGAGGATATGTATGATTACTTGCATTACCATCCTTAGCACATGTGAATGTTAAAGAGTTGTCAACAATCTTAACGTAAGAGTATGGAAGGAATCCGTGATCATTAACAGTAAACTTAAGATGTCCTAAATTAGGATCATATGATACATCTGTTGGTGTATGAACTGTACCAGATCTAGGATATGAATGATTAGATCCATGACTATCAGCATCACATGTCATTGTGATTGCAGCTTCATCTAACCTTACACAGTCTCCAGCATGACGTAAGCAATCAACAGTAGAAGTTGAGTAAGTATGATCGTAAATACCACCACTTACAATCTGTGCTCTAGTAATGCAGTTACCAACAGCACTAGAGAATAGGTGAGTTGTTGTATTACTCTGAGGTATAACTGTGTTAACTGTAACATCGAATGTGTCAGCAGTTACATCATGAATCTTCAACCATGATCCAGAAGCAGGATCACCAGGACGAGGATAAGCATGAGTAGTCTGATGATCATCCATAGCACATGTTAATAATATGCCATAATCATCAATCTTAATCATGTCACCATTTTCCATTCCATGACCAACAATGGTTACTGTCATAACACCTGTAGTAGGATTATGATTAACATTTGTTGGGGTCATTCCAGTATTAGGAACGAAGGTATGTGCGCTCTGATCTGAGATAGCACCGTTACCAACATTAAGAGTTATAGTGCCGTCTCTCTTAGTAATTCCATTAGAAACAGCAGCAGAGAATACGTGAGTAGTTGTGTTAGTTGAAGGAGCATATGATAATACTTGTACGTCAAATGTATTAGCAGTTAAGTTACTACCTAATACACGTTGCCATCTATTTGCATATGGGTCTGATGCTCTTGGATAGGAGTGATCAGATGATTGACCATCTTCATCACAACGGAATACTAATGAATTAAGGAGGAACTTAACATCATCACCTTCTTGCAATCCATGAGGATTAGCAGTAGTGATGGTCATTATACCTGTAGTAGGATTATATGTTGTACCACCAGTAGCAGTTAGAGGTGTGCCGTCATAAAGTACTTCGATATTCTTGTTATAGAATGGGTCATTACCATTAGGACGTGGATAGTAGTGATTACTATTATTAGCATCTAAGAAACATGTGAAGTTAATAGATTCTGTTGCTAATCTTACACTCTGTCCTCTTCTTAGATCATGATCCCCAATAGTAGCAACTAAGTGACCGTTATTAGGAGTGAAAGTAGCAGCAGAAATTGTAAATGGTATAGCAGGTGTCCTACCTACGAATACATCGAATGAATCCTTAGAAGCATGTCTAACATCCATCCACTTACCACTCATCTGATCTGTTGCTCTAGGATAAGCATGGACTGTTGCATGGTTGTCCATTGAGCAGGTGAAACTTACTCCACCATCAGCAATCTTAACGTAGTCACCATCAGAGAAACCGTGGTTAGCAACGGTTAATCTCATTAAACCAGTTTGACCGTTATACTCACCACCAGAGATACTATGGATACTGGACTGACGTAATGTATGCTTTCTATCTGTGGTTATTACTAATTGACCATTACTAGGAGTAAATGTTGCATTTGTTGGTGTGTATGCTACTTGTGGTGTTGTACCTACATTAACAGTAATAGTATCTGAAGTAACAGCAGTGATTGCTATAGGCTCGTTATGTACTGGATCTTTAGCTCTTGGATACTTGTGCTTGGTAGCATGAAGATCCATATCACAAGTAAATGTCAAGCTTCCTTGTGACAGTTTGATGTGTGTTCCAACTGCTAAACTATGTGATCCAATTGTTAGTGTAAGAGCACCAGTAGTAGAATTAAATGTAGCAGCAGTAGGTGTGAAACCTTTAATTGGAGAGGCACCGACATTAACAGTAAATGTACCACCCTCTATATCAGACTCAACAACATCCAACCACTCACGAGTAGCAGGGTCTGTTGATCTTGGATAAACATGATTAGTATAATGGTTATCCATTGAGCAAGTAAATGTCATGCTATTCTGCATGATCTGAATCTGCTCACCTACTGTAATCCTATGTCCAGCTACTGTTAGTTTCAACCAACCAGTAGAAGCTGTATATTCAGCATGAGATGCAACATGGGTGCTAGAACCAACGAAACGGTGCTGACCGATGTCCATTTCTAATTCACCAGTATTCTGATCGTAAGTAGCACCAGAAACATCATACTCAACTTTAGGAGTAGATCCTACATTAACTGTAAATAGATCCTTACTCTCAACAGATTCAACTAACAACCACTGATCACCAGCAGGGTCTTTCTGTCTAGGATAACCATGCTTAGATGTATGATTGTCTTGTGCACAAGTAAAGATTAGAGATCCATTCTCGATCCTTACTTGATCACCAGTCTTAAATCCATGATCTTCTACCTTAACTCTTAATACTCCACTATCAGGGTCGTATCCACAATCCTTTGCAGTATGTACTGTATGGTTTGACATTCCATGTCCAGGAATTGTCAAGGTCATAATACCTGTATCTGGTGTATAAGATCCAGCAGTTGCCTTATGGTCACTACCATAAGTTTCTAATACTTCAATAGTAGTATTACCAGCAGGGTCACCAGAACGAGGATAAGAATGAGTAGAAGCGTTGCCATCTTGGTCACAAGTGAAGTTAATGGAATTGGTTGTCAATCTAAGGAATGTGCCCTCTGTATGATTGTGTGACCCAACATTCATTATTAAGTCACCAGTGCTGGAATCATATGCAGCATGTGTGCAGTCATACTTGATAGTAGGAGCAGGACCAACATTAACAGTAAATGTGTTAATAGGTGATGATTCTCCAGTAACAGTAGAAGAATTTCCAACTCCATATCCAGCATAACCTGCATCTGCCCATAGTCCAGTTCCACCAGTTAAACCAGTATATCCACCACCTTGTGTTTCAGCAGTACCAACAGATACACCGTCAATCCATAATTGGACTTTACCTTTACCTGAAGCTTGGTTACCACCAATGTTAATCTGCCATACTAATTCATGATCTCCATTATCAAAGTATGTGCTTAGATTACTGATCTGTAAGTCAAGCATTGCAAGACCTTGCTCAGAGTGACCAGCACCACCAGCGTAACTATTAGATCCATCACCAGCACGAAGTCTTAAATATGTGCCACTATCTCTAACACCAAACCATACACCAGCAGTAGGTCCACCAGCTTCAAAGATTACTCCATCTATAGGACTAGATGCTAACTTAACAACACAACGGAATACAGCATCTTCAGCAGGTACTATACCAGTGCCACTGTCAGTTGTGGAGATCTTGTCTTCTCCAGCTTTAAATGATCTAGTGATAATATTATTACTTTCTCCTTCTATTAATCCATCAAAATCAGAATTAAACAATGAAGTTGTAGGTCTTGGGACAGCATCATAGAATCTTTGATCTACAGTCCAACCAGCATCATTACTGATTACCTGACCCTTCATTGCACGTAATGCATATTCCTTCGCTTTGTTAATAATCCAGTTAGTCTCAGAAGAAGCATTAGTAACGTGATCTAAGTTACCATTATAATTGGTATAGAACTCAGATGCATACTGAAGCATATTAGTACCACCATACTTGAGGTTGAATACCATTGCTCTGAGTATGTCAGTAACGTCATGGACACAGTTAACAGGACCACCAGGAATTGCTAAGTTAGGGAATTGTACTAAACCAGCAGCAACTGCTTGCTCTGAAATGTATCTGATGTTTCCATCAATAGCATCACCACAAGTAGCAAATAATAGATCTTTAGGATTCTGATTATAACTTTGAACTGGTTTTGTTTGTAGATCCTCTGCCATATCATAATCTCTACCAAATGCATTACGCATTGTGCAGGTTAGGATATCTCTTAGAATCTTAACTACAGTTATTGATGCTTCATATTCAGTCTCAATATGCTTAAGTGAATTGTCTTCTGTCTCAACATATAGTGCAGCAGCATCCCATACCTTCTCGTTACAATCGAAACGCATGTCATGTACCATAGCTTCGATCATGTCTAAGACATCATCTTCACAATTAACATGACCACCAGGAATGTTTAGAGTCTCATACTTGGAGAGGTCATTCATTATACTGACACATTCCTTAGCGATGACTGCTCTGTTATTCCAGATCATATTTGCAGCATCAAGGTATCTGTCATTATTTGCTCTCTGGATAACATTAGGATATCCTTCTGTATCCTTAACAATTGTAGAATCTCTATATGCAGTCTTACTAGTCCAAATAGGAGCATAATACTCTTCTTGTGCCCATCCAGGTGCGTTAAGTGCAGCACCATCATTATCTAATAGTGAAGCAGCAACTTCACCAGGAGACATTAGAAGGTTATTAACTGCCTTCATAGCAAGCATCTTAGTATATTCAAATGCCTCATTCAATGCACTCAATTCATGCTCAACATGAAGAATATTCTTCTGACTGTCGAGGTACTTGTCTATAGCAGATTGGCACTGATAGGTACCACCAGTTACTAGGTCAGCAATTACAGCAGGGATGATATAACTCTTAATATCATTCTGACATCCTGACGATCCAGTACCAGGAATTTCAAGGAAGTCAAATGGTACAGTATCGATTGTTGCTGTATACTTATCCTGAAGATATCCTTCTACTTCTTCAGCAATATAATCTCTATTCTTCCAAAGTTGGAATCCACCTTCTCTAAATCTCTGATCGTTAGGAGCAATAACCTTAAGTAGATCAGTACCAAGAGTATCAACTTCTGCAAGCACAGCAGCACCAGCAGGAGATGAGAAGTTATTAGGTATTCTATATCTTGTAGTATATGTGCCTGTTAGAGTAGTGCTAGTAGTTGTAATAATCTCCTTGGCGAGTTTAATTACTTCATTCCATGTATAGAGTGATTGTAATACTTCTTCTCCAATGAAATCTAGTTTACCACCAACAGTCAGGTAAGTCCTAGCAGTATAAATGGTGTGATAGTTACCACCTTCTCTAAGGTCTTTGATTAGAGCACCAAGGATATAGTCCTTAGTATCTCTGATACATGTGTCTGTGCCACCGTAACTATTCTGAGCAGGGACATCACCACGAATAGTGAAGTCACTAAATGCTGCCTTCATTCTACCTACAGCTTCTTCAGCAATGTAAGCACCGTTAAGGTCAATAATGTCAGCACAGTCTCTATATTCCTGACGACCTAAATCAACGTCCTCAGCAATAATTGCTAATCCTGAATAGTCAATTCTCTTAGAAGTTGTAGCAGATGATCTTTGACCACTATACTTAGCGTATACTTCTTCAGTAGAGAGTATAAATGGTGCTTCACCATCTAGACCAAATACGATATTTAACTCACTATAATCTACCTGAGTAGGTGCAGTGAATCCAGTTGTGTAATCACCAACACCTTTCTTAATGCAAATGTTATCTACATGTCCAGACCAGTTAGTAGATCCGTTGAAGTCTTGTCCGACATATAGTGCAGCATATAGGTAATCATTAGTATCAGCAGCGTTTCCACCAACTTGAGCACCATTTATATACAACTGAGTAATTCCAGATGCTCTACTGACTGCAATGTGCATCCATGTACCAGTTGTAGTAACTACGTTACCACTGGTTAGCATTTGGGTAGTGCCGTTATATACCTTAATTGCTTGCACATCTTGGACAATTCTTAAACCTTGAGCAGCACTCAAACGACGGAAGTCAAATAGAGTCTGAAGGGTAGTATTAGTTGCAGGACGGAACCAACCTTGAATAGTGAAGTCTCCAGTGCCAAAAGCGTAATTATTAGAAGCAGGACTGCTTAATGCACCATTTGTAGGAATAAAGACAGATTTTGATCCACTCAATTCTGCTTTCTTGACAATTACACTTTGAGTGCAATTAGTGAAAGTTAAAGTAGAATTAGTGATATATTCATCTGCTTGGAAGGTGCCAGTAACAGGACCAGCGAATAACCATTTAAGACCAGAATTAACACCAATTGATTGGAATAGTGCTCCAGAGGTCATACCCTTGATCTGGTCACCCATTACAAATAAACCAGTTGACTTATCCTTATAACCGATCTTAGTTGTCCTAATAGTCTCATTCGCTTGGAATGTGCCGTCAGTAACAGATAGAGCATTAACATTGGTTAAATTGCCCGCTGTCATCGCTGTTGTAGCAATGGTTCTCAGGGTGTCAATATAGGACTTAACGTTAGCACAATTGGCAATATCTTGGTTATTACCAGATGCATAGTTAAGATCGTAACTATTAGCAGGTGCAACACCACCAGAGTAAGTAGTAGGATCATTAAGGTTATATCCAACCCCTGAGAGATCCTTCCAATACATTAGGTTATTGATCGCTTTATGCATCAATGTACCAGCAGCAGTGAATGCATGGACTGCTTCTGCTTCTTCACCAACAATTCCGTTAGTTAGAGGTGTACCAGAAGCATCAAAGAATGATTTTGTGAAATCAACAGTATTAAAGTTACCACCAGATCCAACGTCAGCAGCGATAGCATCAATCATATATCCAAGGTCTCTTCTGCACTTCTCTTGATGAGGTGAATATGTGCCACTAGATTCAGCAGGAAGATCGAGCAAGCTCGCATTATTCAATGCTTCGTTAATAAACTCGTGTAAAGTTGTAATTGCTGCTTGAACGTCTGAGCAGTTGTCTACACCAGTGTTTGAAGCATTAGATCCAGCAGTACCGTAAGCATCGCCAGGTGAAGGGTCAGCAGTGATTGTAAGGTCTTGATATGCCGTCCAAGAGTCTCCAGAGTTAACAGCATTAACTGTACCTGAATATTGGTTAGCAACAGCTTCTTTCATCCGATCTCTTGCCTTTTCAAAGGCAAAACGGGTTTCAGCGGATTGAGCACTTACATAAGTGAATGTTCCGTTTTCATCGAAGAATTGTTGAGTAAATTTACGAGAATAGCGGTTTCCACCTGCATAAACGTCTATAGAGATTGCATCGACTAAAAATTCGATATCTCTCTTACATTTCGCATCTGAAGGAATTGAAGAAGAAGGATATTGGGTTTTCATGTCATCAAACGCCATTCCAGCGATTAATGCCTTATTCTTCTGAATCATCCTATATGAGTCTTTAAAACGACTCCAAGGGTTATTAATAACGTCAGATGGGAAATAGTAGTCTGGATAATCAATTGCGATTGCAGCTTCTGCAAAATCGATGATTTCATCCTTATTATTCAGAATATTCCGTTTTCCATCAAGATATCTGTTTGCAGCAATTCCGTGGAAGGTAGAAACTGGATTTCCGTAAAATGCCTTCTTATTACGAATAACCATGCCATCAGTAAGAGTACCACCAGTCAATTGACTATAAGTGACCTCAGTAGTCCTTACTTGCTCAAAATTCAAGAAGTCAGCATTGATTCTCTGACTAGAGTCATAAAGCTCGGTAGGAGTAATAGAAGACTGTGAAATGTCGTCTAGAATAACATTAGGATTCTCAAGACTAACTAAACGCTCGAATAGTAGTCCGAAGAAAGTTGTTCCTTTGTTAATGATCAATTCATCAACAACTTCGTTATTAATAGGATCAGTGTAAGGAGCAATGTATGTAATCTGGCCTGCGATCTTAGATGAGGCAGAATAAATGTATTCGTTGAGTTTAAAGTCAAAGATACCAGTTTCAAACCTAGGAGTACCTGAAGTCTTACTTACAACCACTCTATCGGTTACATTACCTTGATTGTCAATGTTAGTCTCTTCAATATAAGCAGTATCACCATCTAGGTTAGTAAGTGCCTCACCGAATGAGAATATAGTAGGACTGTTAAGAGGAGTGACTGTTTCAATCAATGCAGCAAACAATTCGCCTCTCTTGATCTGCTCATTAAGTTGGAAGGTACCAGTTAGGTTAATAACGTCAATATGGTTAGTACCTGAATCAATAACAGTAGCAATGGTATCTGATTGAGCACCTTGGACTTGTTGTCCTAATGTTGGGAAGATACCATAGTTAGATCCACCACCATCTTGATAAAGTGCGATTCTATAGATGGTTGTAGGAGTAACTCCCATGATTCTATAGTTAACCTTAGAAGGTGGTTTAGGTGGCTCAGCAAATACTAAACTACCACCAACGATCTGATAAGAATCACCAGGAGACTGAATGATACCATTCAAGGTTATCATCAACTGGTCTTGCTTAACGATGACAGTTTCACCTTCAACAGTGATTGGGAATTGCTTCTTAATACCATCAAACTGATCTTGGATATTATCCATCTTCTTAACAATAGAAGTTAAGATTTCCTCAGAAGATGTCAAACGCTTCTTACGGAAGAGAACCTCAGTATTGTTGTAGTCAGTATAGATTGGTTGAGCAGCACCAAATGAGGTGATCTGATTAACATTACTATAGTTGTTGATATTAACTTTCTTAGTAAACTCAGTACCAATCTTACGTCCTGATACGTCCTTACCACCAGTCAGTTGTAACTGACCAAACATGTTGAAACCAGCAGGGTGGTTATTTTCTAATACCTGTGTCTTCCACTCTGTAATAGGAATCTCAGACTGTACAACATATGAGAAGTTCTGGTAGAAGAAACTATCTTGAATCTTCTGGACAATCTCAGATGGTTTACCAACGTCATCAATAAATCGGCCTGGTGTCTTCGTTAGGGAGCCGATATTTAACACACCACGTGCTATTGAGAAGTTATCGATAACACCAGATGCTTTAGATATTTCACCTGTTACCTTCTCACCTTCTGCCCAATCACCAGTGTAGTCAACGATCTTAAGAATCTTAGGACCAATCTGCCAACCTGTGTTAGTAGAAACCTTACCTCTTGCAGTAGAAGTCTCAGTAGCAGATCCTTGGAATACTTCTTCTCCTTCTAAGAATCTTGAAGTCTCGATAACAGCAACTGCTTTACCACCGAATACCTCAGTTAGAAGTGTCTGTCTACCAGATCCTTGAGTTAGGAAGGTAATATAAGATCCACCTTGTGCAGCAGCTAGAGTAAGACCAAATCTTAATTGGTCAGTTTCTAAACCAGCTGCTTCACCAGCAATAGCATAGTAAGTCTGATTAGCAACCAAACTGGTCAAACCAGCAGTGCTTGGTTTTGGTAGTTCACCTTCTGTGCTACCAACGTCATCTGCCCTAAACTGAACTTCAGCACCAGTAGTAATACCATGTGGGAAGTTAAACTGTAGATAGTTAAGGTCTAAGTTAACAACGTAGTTAAATTCTGATTTTAGAGTAACCGTTGGTTCGGATGAGTATCCAGCACCACTGTTTTTAATGATGATCTCACTAAGACGGTTATTCTTGACAATTGCTTCTGCATCAGCACCTGTTCCACCACCACCTTCAATTACAACAGCAGGAGTAGAAGTATATCCAGAACCTGGGTCAGTTATCTTGATCTGACTTAGTATTGATGTATTGAAGAGTTGTAGGTTAACAGGGAAGGTAATCTCTGGTTTTAAGGTATAGTCATGTGAGTAACCGAAACCAAATTCATTATTCTTCAGTCTCTTAATCTTACCAATATTATTACCTGTTAGGAATACAGATGCACCACTACCTTCTGAAGGAATAACAACAGTTACAGATCCACCAGATCCAGCAAGTGTGTTACCTAGGATTCCAGGAATTGAATCTATATCTATAGATGCTATAGTATATCCTTTACCTGGGTCAGCTACAGCAGCACCAGTTATAGTTCCTGATCCAACTTCAGCATCAAATTCAACAGTAATGGTTGCTTTACCACCTTCACCGTCTCCAGCAATTGGTACGTCATAGTATACACCAACAGCATATTCAGTACCTCCATCATTAACAACAACCTTCTCAACTTGTCTGAAGGATGCAATGTCACTAATGATAGGCAACTTCTGATAGAAACCACCTGAAGATACTAGTTTAATAGTGTTAATAGGTCCAACTGCTCTTACAGAAGTAGTTGAATAGTATGAATATACATTATCGAATGGGTCGGTACCTACCTCAGCATTCTGTCTCTCAGGCTCTTTATCTAACTGGAATCTAAACTCAGTATCACTCAATACCTCAGCAACACTAAATGTGCCTTGGAATGGAGTAGTAATAACATCAATGAATGAATTATCACCAACTGGAGAATCAGCACCAGTCCTAGATGGGTCAAAGTAGTAGGAGATATTAGTTACATCACCCAATACAGAGAACTTAACGAATGGATAGTTATCACCACCAAGAGGAATACCTGGTGTGCCAGATCTTGTAATATTATTAAATGAGTATTCTAGTTTATACTGGTTATCTTGTGAGAATGACAAGTAGTAACCAAAGTTAGATGTATCAGATACATCGAAGACATACTGGTGATTTCTAGTAAACTCTAGAGTTGGGTGCTTCGCATATATGTTGACATTAGCGATAGCATTAGCATTAAATGCAGGATCACTTACAGCAGTTGCCCTAATACCGAATGTATACTCTCTAGATCCAATTACCTGATCGATAAAGAATGATCCATTGAATTGATCACCTTGGAATCCTTCAGTGAAGATGATGCTTCCAGAAGCAAAGTTATGAGCACTATTTGATGTGCAATAAACATACTTTGTACGTGCTTCACTAGATCTAAGAATATCTTTCTCAAGACGTGCAGTAACACGAATCTTCTTAACTGATGCAAATCCAGATATCTCTACACTCTTCTGATCTTCTGCTTCAGTTATATTACCAGCATTAATAGAAACAACGTCTTCTGGAATGTATAGTGAACCAGGTTGGATCTCTACAATCTGAACTGTATAATTAGCACCTAGGTCATATGGAAGTGTCCTAGCATAAGAGCTGATTGATTCTGAAGCAGATTCATGTGTCCATGTAACACCACCGTCTGATACAGCACCAGTAGTGTGCACAGGAGCAGTTGTACCAGATACACCAGCACCACCTGCACCTACAACATATACATTCAACTTATGCCATACTTTTTGGCCTACAACGTATAACTTGCCAGAATCCCACTCAGGCATATCATTATCAAGATACTGAGGCATTGGGTAAGGATGCTGAGTTAGATCAACAGTAAACTTACCAGCATCATCTATATGTGCCCAGTTAATTATACCGTCACTCTGGACACCACTAGTATGAGTTGGTGGAATTGTACCAGTAGTACCTGTGCCTTGTGATTGATATATCTTCTTGTCGTAATACTTTCTATCACCAGTTGTAACTGCTGTACCTGCTGCCCAAGGAATCTCAGGCTCTTCAACGTTGAAGTATGTACCAGCAATCTGGTTTACATCACCAGCATCAGTCTTAAAGAGATCATTATCATTAAAATCACCATATATCTTACCAACCTGATACTTCTTACCCATTCCAGGATTAGTTAAAGAATCAGCATTAGGGACATTTACGATAGTACCATATGCACTAACAACTTGACCTGAAGCAGTATTAGTATATTGCTGAAGTATGGATCCCTTAGTTAACTTAACATCTTGATTAAATGTAAACTCAAGGACATTATCAATCTTCTGATATAATGCATCACGCATATAGAACTTACTGATTACATCAGCAGTAATCGTAAGTTTCTTACCTAATGGTGATGGTACTGTAGAAGTCTTCGTGCCATATTCTGCCTTAGCATTAGTGAAGGTATATGTGCCAGGATTCATGGTTGAAACAACCTGAGACATATCCAATATCTGTAAACCACCAGCACCAACTATCCAGTTGCTTAATGCAGCACCAGATACATCAGTCCAAGTAGTAGGAGTCTCAATATCAGTAAATGCAATATTAGTATACTGAGTTAAACCAGTAAGAGTATATGCATCTCTCTTATCATGAAGTCTATCAAACTTAATTAGAGCAGAATCTGAAATAGATGTAGTAATACCAATCTCTTCAGTTGGTATAACATATGTTCCGTTATATGGAGCAACGTCATCAACGAGTAGATCATCAATCCATCCAATGAATGAATTGGCAGTACTAGGACCAGAAAACTTACCAGCAACAGTTACATCTGCACAACTTATGTCAGAGGTGTTTTGGAAGTTAGCAATTAAGTTACCATTAAAGAATACCTCATATTGATATAATCCTAGAGATTCTTCTCTCTTCTGGAATGTTACATGCACCCAAGCAGCACCAGCAAATGTAGTCCAGTGAGTAGCAGTAGCAGAAGTTGCAACCTTTACTGAGTTAACATAGATACAAACCTTTTCATAGTCACCACTAGTAGTGTCTCCATCCAATTCTACTTGAATAGAATCACCAGCAATAGGAGTTATATCAAATAATAGTGGTTTATTGTTACCTGCATGATGAGCAGTTGCCATTGACATCCATGCTCTGAAACTCCACTCCTTAGTGGTTAAGTTATAAGCAGGAAGTTTAACAGGACATGCTGCACTCAACTTAAGTGATCCAGCACCAAACTTCTGAATTGCAGTGTCTATAGAAGCATCAGAAGGAGACTGTAAGGTTAATGTTGCAAGATTCTGCTTAGTAGTATCATAATCTAGATCAGTGTCATCATTAAAACGATATGATGCTAATTGATCAGACTGTCTACGATCTACAGCAATAATGCAGTCACCAGAACTATCTACTGAGTGTGCTTTAGCTTGGAAACCAATATTGACAGTATCATCAACTTTAGTCTCTTTAATTACAGTACCATCATACTTGAGGTAATGAATAACAGCATATCTCTGATTCTCTGATTCTTGGACATCAGATACAATACTGTAGTTACCAAATACGTCTACATTGATACCTGCATGATTAATGTTGTCTACGTTACCAGAAACAGTAACTGTCTTACTCCAAGTCCATGCACTGTTAGCAGTTGCTATTGGGAACTTATTAACCTGAATCTTCTCAAACTTCTGAGTAGCACCGTTATATACGTCCCAAATTAGAACTACATCATCATAATCATCCATTATGAATTGTGGATTTCTTACATATCCACCAACTGTAGGAACCTGTCTAATATACTCAATCTCGATGTTTGCACCATCATAGAAGAATACACCGAAGATACAGTCATCATTTTGGTCATTAACACCAACAAAGAAGAATCTATCATCAGATATCCAATGAATCTGATTAATCATCTCAGAATCATTTGCAGATGCAATCTTTCTCTTCTCTACAAGGTCACCATCTAGGTCACACTGAATGACCCACATATCATTAGGATCAATAGAGTTACTATCTGTATAACCAGCAATGTATATTCTCTTCTCTTGGTCAAGTGCTAAACTTGTTACCCAGTCCCTTCTAGAAAGACCTGAGATGCCAGCAATTGCCTTCTGCCACTGTAGAATACCATCAGGTGCATTAGCATTGTTAAATCCAGACTTATACTGTCCTAACCAAATATCTGGGTTATATGCAGCGTTATTAGGATCATAGGTTTGACCAACGATATAGATGACATCATCTTCCAATGATTCATCAATATACATCTTAATGAATTCTGCTTTCTTAGTACCAGAAACTTGAGGTAATAAATTCCTTTCCCAAACCTTTTGGCCTAAATCGTCAAACTTGGCAAGAAATGCTGCTTGATCACCATCTGCTTCTAGGATGCTACCACAGATGTATGTGTAACGATCAGCAGTAGTCTTAGTATCAAGTATAGCAACTTGTCCAGCAGCTTCCTTATATTCTGTTATCCAATAACGAGTTTTCTTATATTGTTGTGGATGAGATACCCTAATCTGTGGAGGATTGTCTGCATCATATCCATTACCAGAGTTAATGATATTAACCTGGTTAATTTGACCAGTACCTTCTAGTATTAGAGATAACTCAGCGTCTTTTCCAGATGCAGTAATTAATTCAAAAGTAGGTGGAATATCGTTATTATATCCAGTACCACCTTGGACTATGTTAATTCTTTCAACACCAGCAACAACCTTAACTCTATAGGTCTTATTAGTGTTATCAATGACAGGACGTGAGTTTACAATGATTTCGTCTTGCTGACGCAATTCATGTCCTTCTTCAGTAACAATCTTACCATATGGACGGTCACCAATGATCTCTTTCTGATAACCAGTGATCTTCTGACCTTTAACAGAATCGATAATAGCAGATGCACCAAATCCACCAGTACCTTCATTATCGAAGAATACGGTGTCATTTACCTGATAAGAAACACCTGGGTTTTCAATAACGAATCCATCAATCTTAGCATTCTCAAATTGGGTAGTTGTCTCAACTTCAATGTCAACTCTAGACTCTGCTGATACTCTTGGGAAATAATCATAGATTTGTAGAGTTGCCTCTTCAGACATCTCTAATATCTCTTGTTGCTCATTAGCATCAATCAAACCATCATTGTTAGAGTCTTGTATTTCAAAGATTATAGGATATCCTTCTTTCTCAGTAGTAAGGACATCTGCCTCTTGGTTTGGTTGACGATCAACGTCAATATCAACATCAGTGTATGGATCTCTATAACGGACAACACCATCAGGAATATTCTCCTGTGTTGCTGCTTGAGAGAAGTTCCAGTTATCTGGAAGTGAGTTAAACTGAGGTCCAAGGATATATGGGAATTCAGCAATACCAGCATCACTAGCATCAATGGTTACAAAGTAAGCATAGATTCCTTCTGGGAAATCAGGTGTCTTACAGAAACGACCATTATAGTTGTCTAGATCACCAGACTGGAAGTCATAATAGTAGTCATCAATGAATGTGCCAGCAGCATAGGTATCGATAGGAGGACCATCTATCCTAGCAGGATTAGGATTGGTAGCAGCATCAAATACAACGTTTGCCTTCAATTTGAAGGAAGTACGCATTCTCCTAATACCACTATTCTGGTCAGTTGGATCAATATATCCATAAGGACCATATATTGGGTTACCATCAAATGCCCAACCAATAATAGGTGAGTGCTCATAGTTAGCAGCAACTTCTTGGAAGAGTTGAGTAACAGGGTTTAGGAATACGTTATCACCAACAACATATCTTAATTCTTTAGGATCTGATAGGTGAGCATATTCACCACCAAATTGGTTGTTATATCCAGTGAATACATAACCTCTTGCAAAGTCAAAATTAGACTCTAATTCATACTGGAGGTTTTTATTCCACTGATACACAGCAGGTGTAAAGGACGCTAATTGACCCACTGCTTCGAGTCTAACGGTTGTTAAACCCTGTGTATACCCAATACCCTTGTTGGTAATAGTTACACCTAAAACACGACCTTTATCTTCACCAATCGTGCCGATAGTTGCTTGAGCAATAGCACCAAATCCATCACCGTTAATAATGATGTTAGGAGCAGTTGTATAAGATTCACCAGAGTTAATAATAGCGATAGATACGATTCTGCCATTAATAACGATTGGTTGTGCTAGAGCACCTTCACCAGAGTTAACTTTAACAGCAGGAAGTGAAGTATATCCAGTACCAAAGTTAGTAACATTTACACTCTGAATTGGACCTCTAACGTTAGCAGTTGCAGTAGCACCAGATCCACCACCACCTGTGATAGAAACTAGGGGTTGTGTTGTATAATTCTTACCTGGTTGCTCAACTAGAATTCTTGTTACTCTACCACCAGTAATAACTGCTTGTGCAGTAGCACCAGATCCACCACCTCCAACAATCGATACTAGAGGTGATTCAGTGTATCCAGTACCTTCAGTAGTCATATCAAACGATACTAGACTACCATTAACGATAACCTCAGCAGTAGCACCAGTACCACCGCCACCAGTGATTTCTACGTTAGGTTTAGCACCAGCATCATATGACTCTCCAACGTTAGTAACACTAATACTAGTAAGAGGTCCATATTGCACAAATTCTCTAGACTTGTAAGACCAGATAGAAACACCGTTAACCCAAGATCCAACAGGTGTGCCTGGGTCTATAGTCTTTCTTTCTGATATAGTCTGAACTACTCTAGGGAATCTTAATAGTTTTCTTTGGTTACCTGGAATAAGTGCAGATCCTGTAAATGGTCCTATTTTGTAGTTTGGTAGACCAGATGCAGCGACATAAACATATTCATCGTTGAAAAACGAGTTTTGGATGTTTGTAGTAAACTCACTTACAACAGAGTTGATAGAATCGATATCAGACTTACCTCTGTTAAGGTCAACCGATAATAGGATGTTACCTGCTGGAAGTATCTCAGTAGGTGTGTTAATCTGATATGAGAAGGTATATTGGTCAATCCTTGATGTTACAGTGAATGTGCCGTTGTATACAACAGGGTTAGCACCATATATCGTAACTTGGTCAGAAACTAGCAAACCATGAGGGTTACCGCAAACTACAGTCGCAGTCTGGTTATTAACACCACCAGGAGTAATAGTGGTAACCTGAATCAGTTTCTTAACGTTATATAACCAAGATTGGAGTCTTAACTCCTCAGCAGTCGATCCAAGGTTAGCAACCTTCAGTTTATCTCCACCAAGGTAGTAACTACCAGTATCGTTTAGTACTGTGGTACCTGCTTCAGCAATACCTAAAATCCTTAACTTACATTCCTGTGCAGTGTCTTTATTGACATATACAAAGATATCGGACTGGATTATGGTACCAGGATCCCAATCTTCGATGACATCATTCTTAGACCTAGTACACTCTATGAACTGGTTTAGGGACTTCTCTTTATACTGGACTCGCTCTACGTCATTGATCCTAATGGTACCATTTCTCTCAGGCCATCCAATAGTTGAGTCAACAGTGATAATTTGCCCAGTCGTACTAAGAGGCTCAACAAGACGAGTTTTATAAGGAATAATGAAATTACCAACCAAGGTTTCTTCAGATATCGCCAACTCGTAGATAGTATCTGTTCCTTCAATGATGGTGATGACATTTTCGATAAGGGCAGATGCATTGGTAACACTAGTGTCTACATCATCTGCATATTGGTTAACTTCTGAATCTATTAGGTTTGCAGAGTCACCTTCTATCAATTCTGCACGAAGAATAGTGTCTACAACCCAAGTTGCATGAGATGGACTTATGATCTCATCTTTAGGATAGTAAAGATCAACATCTTCACCAAATAGGATTTTGAAGAGATATTGAGTTGCTAATTTAGTACCTTTTGAGATATAGAAGTCAGTAATGTTTTTGATAACCTGAACTGGGTTAACCTTACCAAAATCGATATCTAAGGTTGGTAGATATTGTCTTCTAAACTTATCAAAGACTTCTTTAATGAATAAAGAGTCAAGGTTGGTTACAGCAGCTCCAGCAACGTGATTTGACTGTCTTAAAGCTGCTTCTCCAGCATATACCTCATTATGGAGGTTATCGTATGAAACAGGTCCAGAAACGCCTCTGGAGCACCCCAGGAAGGCACTAGGAGCGTATCCTGATCCATCCTCTAGAATATCAAATCCAGTAACTTCATCAAAACCAACATCTACTGATGCTCTTGCTGCTTTTGGTTCTGCGATGTATATCTTGGGTGGGAACTCTGTAGAGTAACCAGATCCAAAATTAGTAATATTAATATCTGTTATTTCACCGTTAAAGATGGTTGCTTCTGCTAAAGCACCAGTACCACCTATTGGTTCTCCATATCCGTCTTTTCTATCATCTACGATGTAAACTGAAGGTGCATCGGTATAACCCATACCACCAGTCAACATTTCAATATTTGTAACTGATCCAGATGCTACAGTAACGTCTAATATCTGAGCACCGATAGGGTTAACGATTTGGACTCTAGGAGGTGCCGTATACCCTCTACCACGGTTGGTAATCTGGATTTCGTATACTTGACCATCCTGGTTGATTTTTGATATAGCAGCAGCATTGATTCCACCGATAGGAGCAGGATCAATGTAAACTACAGGTGCATTACTATAACCACTACCCATTGTGTCAACGGTAATGGTTCCTATGTTGATTCTACCTTCACCATCAATAGTAGGAGGTGAAATGGTTGCTCCACCTGGATTCTTGAAGGATATAGCAGGAATGAAGTCATATCCACTTCCACTATCAATAATAGTCAATGTATCGACCATTCCAGTCGTATCATTAACTGTAAGACTTAATCTAGCAGGTGTACCGTTAGAATTACCAGGTGCAGCAACTACAGGGATCGGTGGGTTGAAAGAAGTGTAACCTTGACCACCATCGATCAAATTAATGTCTTTAATCCCTCCAATTAGAGATCTGGCAGTTGAATTCTTACCAGTCTTACTTGTAATTGCAACTTTAGGTGCAAAATCAAGTCTATACTTAGATCCACCAGTTTTGGGGATTAAAGCGGTAATTGTGCCATCATCAGCAACCTTAGCAATTGCTGAGGCTCCTGAACCGTAACTAGGAGGAGTATATTCAACAGACCTAATATGAATAGCGTCAGCAGCTCCGATTTCATTTTTGAAGACCACTTTATCTTCAAAAACGGTAAAATCGGTATATGGTTCTTGTAAACGTCCATTTTTGTTAATTACAAGTCCAATTTCGGAAGTTGGAGTGTAAGATTGTTGATTAATCCTTAATGGATAGAATTTTGTGTTTTGCCACTCTTGATAAGGGATTGCATCGCAAGTTTTAATCGGTTGATCCGAATATCCGACCAAATAAGTGACAGAAGTGAATTCTGAGTCATCAGACCCGATTTGGTCTCTTGGAGGGTCTTGGAAACGCAAATTAAACCCTTCAACGTAGTAATCTACGTCTGGCACCATCATTGTGTTGTAAGCAGTCACAATCAAGTGCTCTGCCGAAGGAGGAGCGACTGGAGTGCCTAAAAATGATAATGCAAAGGTATTTTGGACTCCATCAAAGAGTGTAAAGGGGTTTTCTAGCTGTTGCTTCTTCTTATTAAACTGTGGATATGAAATACCTGGAGTAATGATAACATCAGGACCACGAGTGACGTTTTCGTAGTAAATTACTTCATTATCAATCATTATGGAGCCATCACGCTCCTGGAATCCATCTATACCTTCAATTTCTATCTTTCCATCGTACAGACCAATATCCTTGAGCAGACTAGTTGAACTGTCTAATTGCTCAGAGGTATAGTTGTCAAGATCAAGATATCTCAGTAAATTATTGAGTATATCGTAAGGACGACCTGTCTTCTCCTGAGATTTGTAGTATTCAAACAGGAAGTTAACTAATTGTCTATCTTCGTGACGAATAAACTCAGGTAACTGATTCTCGACTCTATCAGAGACGTTGATATTCTTTGTAATCGGCATCTACTTAGAAACAGGATTCGCTGACTGGATAGTCGAAACTATCTGTTGGATAATCAATGATATTTATCCCAGTTGTATCACCGTAATTATAACCACTAAAGTTATTGGGATCGAAGGTCGGGATTGACACATCGTTGATTGTATAGTCAATTGGATTGACTTGAGGGTTGAATATTGTAGGATCTACTCCTGGTGGGACTGAAATTGATCCACCAGCAGGTAATACCTGAATTGGTAGTCTCTCAGTGCCATCTGGGGTGCCCTGAATTGCTACAGGACCAACACAGACTTGACCACTAGAATAATTAACGCTGCCTACTGAAGGGTTAAGGGTTAATTCGGTCTCATCCCGTGTGGTAACCATAATTAGGTTTCCACGACCATCATCTCTGATGTTTACAGGTACCAAAACTTGATTTGCGGTACTTGTGGAGATTCCTGGGGTTGCAACCTGTGCAGAAGTCGTCCCATCACTCAAAGTAAGGTTTACAAGGTCTTCTGTGTAACCAGTGGCATAAAATGTCCCTGATTTAACAACTGAAAAGGATGGTTTACACTTTCCACCAGTTCCATCGTCATCATCACCATCTGGAGACCCAGAATAGCTGTTTGGATCATAAAGTGGGTTACCAAAATCTAAACATTGGGTGAAAACTTGCCCAAAAGCAAATTGGTCGATATTTTGACCTAAAGTCATCTGAGTGACGTTACCAGAAATGGCAGGATCACTACTATCAACCATTGCACCGAATTTAGACCCGTCTAAACGGTTTCCAAACCTATTTGTTTGACCATTTTTGTTAAATGCGTCGATTCCTTGTAAAATCTTAGTTCCAAGTTGTGCACCAGTCAAACTAGTGTCATTTCCATTGTAATAAACGTAAGATTTCGGTAAAACGTAGAAAATAGTTGGGTCAATGATGACTGGCTCGATAGAAGCAATGGAATACTTCAATAAGTCCTTCTTAATCTTCTGTTTTGTCGTTGCATTCAGCTTATTTCCTGTTTTTGGTCTAATTGCAACATAGACCTTCCCATAAATCGGTGGATTTAACTTCTCTCCACCAAAAGCAGTTACAGATGCTGCTTGAGGATAGATCTCAGAGACAATATGCTCGAAATCATTCTCAGTAACCGCCCTATTTTGGGTTGCATACGCTCTAGGTGCTCTAAACTTGACTGAAAGTGATGTTTCACGATCTTCACCGTCTTGAGCAGCGTCTTTAGTAGTCAAACTAATGGCATTTGGACTTACAACACGTAAATCACTGTCTAAAACAGTGCCAATGAAGTTAAATCCCTTCGCACCGTTAGCTTCAACCCCATCTGTAGACACATATGAGACTCTTATGTACTCACCATCGATTAATTTACGTCCAATTGACCCATCTCCGAAAACTAGACGGTATCTCATGTCATCAGTCTCTTCCAAATAGTAAATTCTGGAAGTTCCATCAGCATTTGTTACATTTGTAGCAGGACTATAGGTATCTGTCTCTGAAGATTGCTCAGTTGGAGAGATATCTACGGTCAAAAGTCCCGTATCTACATTTTCATCAGGAATAATGTAGTCCTGACGTGCTGTATAATCAACTGTGTAGTTATAAGTTAGTAAATTACCTTGATATACAAGCACATTATCAAAAGTTGCTAGTCCAGTGCCACTATCTACAGGCACTTGGATGTCCTGAGTCAATGCAAACGTATAAGAATCGAAATCATTGTCTGCTACAAAGACATCACCCTTCTTCAAGGTAGCAAATTCTGGGAAACTAGTGCCATTTAGTCCAATACTAGTCTGTGCAAGGAGTTTGACACATGCTCTAGGTGCCTTAATTGACCTAGGAGTGTAATTTAACTGCTTTGCGATCCTTACAATGTTGTCTCTGACCGTTGCAGTTTCTAAAAATGCTTCGTTTAACGCCATGTTAGCGTTAAATGCTGTATAATATGTGTTATATGCTAGAATATCAATCAGGTATGATGCAGAACTACCCTCAAAATCGTAATCGGTAAACTCTTTTCGAGTCCGAAGGTACGATCTGATCGATTCTTTGATCTCAAAGAAGTCTAACGACGTTAACTGGGATGGAATTGCTGACATTTTATGCTTTCTCTAGGAGAAAATCGACGTTTTGCACTTCTTGCTGACCAACAATAGTGTAATCTATCGAAATATGGACTGAATTTATATCATTTTCATCACGAAGTCCGACTCCTGTGCATTCAACACGTGGTTCTAGTCGTTTGATACAGTTAAATATCTCACTTTTAATGGTATCTACTGCGAATGGATCCCATGGCTCGAATAAAAGCATCTTAACCCTAGACCCAATAGTAGGTTGAAATGGTCTTTCTCCGAACATAGTTAAAATGAGGTTACGAACAGACTGCTTTATAGCATTCTCATTCTTAACCACACCAAAATCGCCAGTTGAGGGGTTAGCATTAAAAGAAACTGCTAAGTCCTTGAATCCTCTGCTGACGTATTTTTCAGATCTGAACCTGTAGGAGGGCATTCTTCTCTACTATTACTAAGATATTTATCACATCTTGGGTCAGTAATTAAGTATTTACAGTATTCCCAACCGTTTTCCTTAAAGGAATCGGACATATCGACAGGTCGCTCTGGTCTCGGAGACATTTTATTGAGCTATTTTATTTATTTATAGGGTTTACCGACTATTTTCCTTGACCCCTATACCTTTTTTGTGCTCCATTACGTGAGGTAGCACTTATTTTTGTGTTTTTAGAAGTACCTTGCCTTGTTTTCTTTGCTGGAGGCTTAATGTAGTCACTATTTCCAGAGTATAATGCCATTTTTATTGAATAAACTACTATGATGATAGCACAGTTGCATGTCCCCACGCAACTACAGATGAACAAGGGTAACTAAACCCTGAAAATCCAACTCCTAGGGGATCTAGGATACGTGCAATTGGTAATTTCAGAGCAAATACGGTTAAAGTTGTTGCCATAAGAATTCTAGTATGCCCTACACCACCTCCATCTTCAATTGTAAGGGTGCTGCAAGGGATCGGAGTGGGTGTTGGACACATCGCTTTACCACAAGGACACATGTATACAACAATATTAGTACATACCGCTATATGTGGAGTGAAGGTATCCCCATGTAACATGATAGGAATACGATTTACCTGCACAGTTGCCCTATAAGGAGTAACAGGGAATATAGGAATTAAGGGTTGAGGAGGCCACCAACAGGTATATTCCTTAATGACTATGCTGTAGGGGATTGGAGGGGTGCCACACGCTTGTACAGAGTGGATAGTGGATGGTAAACACAATCCATGACCACTACAAGGTAGTCCGTTTAGAGATGATACTGGTAATAGTGCTCCAAATGCCATATTATAACCTCTTAGGGAATACTATATCATTAAGTGATTCACCGTCAGTCCAGGAATTCTCCTCACTGCACTCATCAAAGTATGGGTTACCATAGTTTCTTAATGCTCTACCCAATGCTATGACTCCACCTGACAAATAATTCCTAACTGCCATGATTCCATTATAAGCACCCATATTCATTGTAGCGTTTGCACCAGATCCAGTTATACGTTGAGGATTAATAGCAATAGAAGCATCCATACATTTATCTAGTGCTAGACAGGGGTTACCATGCAGCTCAGAAACATTACAATATGTACTTCCTGCTTGACCATTACCATTAGCATCATACCCACTATACACAGTAAGAGGTCCATCATTAGCAACCACTCCCCGCACGTATGTATCCCAACATTCATTAGGTGGTACACCGCTGGAACAACTTGATACGGTTAATGCAGTATAATCTACAGAATGTGGAGTACCTGCTGGATCATTTGCTGTGGGGTGTCCTAACCATGTCTGCACTGCTGAACTACTAGTGATATTCTGACCAGCCCACATCTGCAATTGCTCTAACTCAGTATAGTTAGACCTATTGTAATCATAAGTGTTTTCATCAAGACCAACAGGTACAAATACCATGTTGCCAGGGTCTTGGGGGTCACGGTAACATCTACCATCTATACTACTCCGCTTACACTTCCATGTTTTCTCTCCAGCATTAGTAGTTATAGGTCTCTTCTCCATTAAGTATGGCACTGGCATATCTTTAAGGAAATCCATGAATGCTGGTCCTTGACTACCACCAACATATCCGTCTATTTCCATTGATACTCTGAATGTAGCTTCCTTTTCCTTAGAAGCGCAATACTTATATGGTAACCATCCGAATGCTTTACGCTCACCCTCTTCATTAGTATCTAAGTAAGCGCACGGCATATCAAACCACCGTGTAATATTATACAACTTAGGTTGAATCATCTCTATACACTTATCTTGTCCAAAAGGACCATACAAGTGTGACATATTAGTACCAAAGGTATCTGCCTGATCTACTGCTGCTAATGCGTATCCCATTGCTCCGTCTTGGAACTCTTGTACACCAGACTCATTTGCAGCAACATATTCAAACTGCTCTGCATCTGGCATACCCGCTTTCATATTTGCACTACCACTAACCTCAATACATTCTGCTGGTAGATTGAAGCACAGTTTAGTTACATCATCATCTATACCATCACCTGCTGCTCTTATGTAACTATCTGGTACAGTTACGGAAACCTGAGTCGCATTATTCGCTGGCACTTCAGCAGAATTCTTCATAGACTCCTTAACTATACTCCTAGTCATAGGATCCATAGATGCAGATAGAGGTTGCATAGAATAATCATCCATAGTTGCCTCATCCCTGACACCATACACTACATCCTTCTTCTCAAAGGTATGATCCCATGCCTTATCCATATTCTCTGCAGCTTGCTCTACTTCTGCACCACCTGCTGCATAATTACCATCCTTATCCTTAACACCCTCAAATTGTATTTGCTCAGGATCAACTACATGCACTAAAACATTATTTGCCTGACTATATCCTGCGCCTGGGTCTACAACCCGCACTGCTCTGATTATACCTTCATCATCTAACTGTGATATCTCAACTTCTGCCCTCTTCAATCTGTATACATCCTTATTCTTATCCTCTGCGTCTACAGACTCTGTAGAGGACTTCCATACCCTTGAGTGAGTCTTCATGTCCATTGTAGACATAGATGTATCTTCCTTATCAGGGTCTGCTATTGCTTTCTCTGCATCAGGATCCATTCCTAACTTATCTGCCATAAAGTCAGATGTATCATTAGGAGAGAAGTCATCTAATCCTTGCGGATCCATAACCTGTATTATTGGTTTTACGTACCCTCTACCACCATTGAGGATATGGACTGATTTAATTTCTCCGTCATCTCCAACTATTGCTTCTAGTTTCGCCTCATCCATAGTGCGTCGTGGAATGAGTGCTTTAGGATCTATCTCTACCTTCCAGTATGATATCTTCTTAGGGAATTCATATGTCCCGCAGAATGCAGACTTATTAGGTATACCATATCCCGCCAGTATCTGTGCAGTACCACCATCACTAGATGTAAACTGCTCTTGATATGTAAACGGAGCAGGCTCTGTAGTTCTTTCAATATTCTTAACTCTACTCTCTATAGTGTAATTACCTGCTGCAAGTGTCATAGGGAATATCTGAGTACCCATACCACTTTGGTAGGAGATCTCCTGATCTATAAGGACATTGTTACTAGAGTCAGTAATCTTAAGGTATCCGTAGTTATCAGA